GGTATCTTCGGTGTTGAAGGTACGTAATACCTAAAAGAAATTAATGGGGCGGCCTCAAAATCGCCCCATTTTGCTTATAAAGAGAGAAATTCACTATGAAAAACTTCCGGGTACAGATTCGATATTTTGGCTACTATGCTGACTTCACCGTTATGGCTGAAGATAGTGTAGATAGTATTGAAAATTCTATCCTTGACAAACTGGGAAAAAATGAGGTAAAGTTTGAGTCTGATGGATTTACCAGTAAAAAAGGTAAATGGATAACCTATGAGGAGGTTAGTAATGACCGAAGACCTATACAATACGAAACGGTCCTTGGAACTCGAGTGGCAACAGGAGCACCTGAAATCAGGGAAGGTCAATCTTAAAATGATTGAAATTAACAAAGAAATTCAGGATGTCATTAGAAATATAATTGCCCGAGAAGAACAGGCAGCGCACTCAGAAAATAGAGTAAACGATGCCAAGGCCGAAGTTTCGATAGCCACTTAAGCGCTATCAAAAATCACTTTTTTACCACAGGATACCTTGCGCTATACGCAAATCTGCGTTATAGATTAATTACTATACAATTATTAATTTGGTGCAAACGAGTATAGTCGACGGCCTAAAGATTGCATCATATAAATTAGGAGGATTATAATCATGGCAACAACTACATTTTCGGGCCCAATAAAAGCGGGAACGATTAAAGCTACGACTGGTACATCTCTTGGATCTGATGTTAAAAACACAGGACAAGTGGTAATGGCACAGACGTTTTCAACAGGAACTACTTTAGCTAGTGGTGCTTCTGCTGCAAACGCAACAACTGTTGTTATCCCAGCTAATTCACAAATCATCGATATGGTAATAGATAAACCTACCGCTATGGGAGGTGCTACGTGCACTTTCAGTGTTGGCGATACGGTTGGCGGTAACGCTACTTTTATTAATGAATACGATGTCACAATTGCTTCTGGAGCTGGAAGAGCATATCCAACAACTGAAGCTGGTGGAGCATTGGCTTGGGCTGATACAGGCACGGCAGACGTAAAACTGACGTGGACTAGTACCGGCGCTACTGACGCTGGTGAAATTAGAGTTACAGTTTTGTATCAACAAAATAATAACTTACAGTAATAATAATTTGTGAGCTCCTTCGGGAGCTCACATTCATTAGGAGAATAATATGGGATATGCAGGTGGTACAACACCAGTAAAACAGTTCTACACAGAAGCTAGCGGTCAACTAGCGACCGTAACCGGTGGTGCAACATACCCTGACGGTGTTGTGATGCTTAAAGGCGTTACAATTAATCCATCAGGTACAGGATGTCATATAAGAATTTATGATGGCAGCACTACAGGTGGTACTAAGATCTACGAACAGAAATTAGGGGATGAAGCTGTTTACCAAGAATATATTTCGGCAAGTGGAATTAGATGCAAAAGTGGAATATATATAGAACTTGTTGCAGGAACTACTTCCGTAGCTGTAATCTGGCAATAGGAGGTCAATAGATGGCAACATCTGGCACGGTAAGTTTTAACTTATCGATAGAAGAAATAATTGAAGACGCATATGAAAGATGCGGTGGTCAAGCACGGGCAGGTTATGACCTAAAAAGTGCTAGACGATCGTTAAATATTTTATTGTCTGAATGGGGCAATAGAGGTTTACATTTTTGGGAAGTCGGTAATGTCAACATGGCATTAAACGAAAATCAAAATACTTATCGTATTTATTGGGACAGCGATGCAAGAACAGCAGACGCTACTTCAGGAACTTATCCTACTAAAGATAGTAGTGGTAATCATATTTATAATGCCACTGATATTTTAGAAGTTGTTTATAGAGATGAAACTGCAAGTCCTACTGACGTATCAATGACTAAAATTGATCGTTCTACATACCAAGCTTTAGCAAACAAAACTTCTACAGGAACTCCTTCTCAATTTTTTGTTCAAAGATTTTCTACATACACTCAAATTAAAGTTTATTTAACGCCAAGTTCGAGCACAGATAATTTTTTAAATTTTTATTACATTAAAAGAATTCAAGACACAGGAGTTTATTCAAATGATCCTGATGCACCTTATAGATTTTTACCAGCAATGGTGGGAGGATTAGCTTTTTATTTAAGTCAAAAAGTGGCTCCTGATAGAACACAGGCTTTAAAATTATTATACGAGGATGAGTTGGCAAGAGCTTTAGCCGAGGACGGATCAGCATCTAGTTCTTACATTACACCTAAAGCTTATTACCCAGCGACAGGTTAATTATGGGAAAGTTTGCATCAGGAAAACATGCTATTGCAATTTCAGATCGATCAGGATTAAGATTTCCTTATCGTGAAATGGTGAAAGAATGGAATGGAATGTGGGTTCATAATTCTGAGTTTGAATCTAAACAACCTCAATTAGATTTAGCTGTAATTGGTCCTGATGGAATTGGATTGGAACACCCACGACCCGATTCAAGATCTTTGCATAAAGTTCCCGTTATGTTACCTGATAATCCATTTGAAACATATCAAGCAGGAGCGGGAGATATTTTTGTTCATTCCCCAAATCATAAAAGAAATGATAATACGATAGTGCGTTTTAGAGGCACTCCAGAAATGTCATCAAGTACAGGACCTTCGGGTTGGCCTTTAACTCCTAGTAATGGAGCACCGGGTTTTTCTGATTGTCGAGACGTAGATGGAATTGCGGGTTCTACAATTTGTTCCTCATCAGGCTATACTATTTCTGTAGGTAAAAGATTACCAGCTAGAACAACAACATTGGTAGCTGATATTGATAATAGCCAAACTACAAGTATTAAGTTAACGGATCCTACTAATTTTTCGTCCGTAACAACTAGCAATTTTTTACATCAAGCTATATTAATAGGAACTGAAATTATAAGATATTCAACTATTGCTTCTGATAATTCTTTAGGACAAGTGAGCCCTGAAGCCACATCATTAAATCCAAATGTTGTTTTACGAGGAGCTTATGGTACAACTAAAGCAGCTCATACCGCAGGAGCAACTATTACATTAATTGAGGATCCTGATAATTATTTTAGTTTTACTCAGGGAACGAATGCTACTACGGGAGGAATACAAGGAGGCGGGTTTCCAGTTTCAGCTGGACCTGTTACTATTACACCATGACCTACGATGAATTAGTTACAAAAATAAGAAGTTATAGTGAAGTAGATTCTAACGTTTTTACTTCAACTATTGTTAATGGCTTTATAGAAGATGCTGAATTTAGAATCATGACTGATGTAGATTTAGATGTCTTCAGAAGAAATGATTATTCTACATTATCTGTGGGTAATGAATTTTTAACATTGCCAGATGGTATATTATTGATAAGATGGGTAGAAACCTATAATAATAGTACAGGAGCTAGAACTCCACTGATGCAAAAAGACTGCTCTTTTATTGATGAATACACAGGCAATCGTGTGACACAAGGTACACCTAAATATTATGGGTACTGGAATGAAACAAAATTGTTATTGGGTCCTACACCTGACACAGCCTTGAATGTTGAGGTTGCTTATGTTAAAAGACCTAATACATCGGATGGCACGAAATTGACATCCACAAATACCACTACGTATTTAAGCTTAAACGCTCCTAATACGCTCTTGTATGCTGCTATGGTTGAAGCATGCACTTTTTTAAAAGACAAAGACCAGCTACAAACATATGAAGGTCGTTACGCTCAATCTCTAATGGGATTAGGTATCGAACAACAAGGTAGAAGAAGAAGGGACGAGTACGTGGACGGGGAGATTAGACAAAAATTAAGATCTGTTCCACCTAGTCCATAATATTAATTAGGAGGACATATGGCAAATACGGTAATGACAAGTTTTAAATCTGAATTACTTTCAGGTGTGCATGATTTTCGCAACTGCAGGTGATACGTTTAAACTGTCTTTGTATACAAGTTCTTCCACAATCAACAACGCATCAACGACTATTTACACAACTTCAGATGAAGTTGCGAACAGCGGTAGTTACACTGCAGGTGGCGGATCATTAGCTAACCAAGCAGTTTCTACTGATGGTACAACAGCTCTCGTTGACTTTGATGACTTGTCTTTCACGAGTGCTACAATCACTGCAAGATATGCATTGATTTATAACTCGACTGATTCGAACAAAGCAGTATGCGTTTTAGATTTTGGGACAGACCAAACTTCCACTAGCGGGACATTTACGATTCAATTCCCAAGTGCTGGTGCAAGTACCGCTATTATAAGAGTAGCGTAAGGAGATTTAAATGGCGTTTAAAACAAACGATCGAGTTAAAGAAACTTCGACGACGACAGGTACAGGTAGTGTTACACTAGCTGGAGCTGCTACAGGTTTCATAACTTTTAATGCTGGAATTGGTAATTCCAATACCACTTACTATACGATAGTTGGTGAAGACCAACCTTCAGAATGGGAAGTTGGAATTGGAACTTATACTCATTCAGGTACTTCACTATCAAGAGATACCGTAATTGGTAGTAGTAATGGTGGGTCTAAGACTGATTTTTCAGCAGGCACTAAAATTGTTTTTGTTTCGTTACCAGCGGACAAAGCAACAATGAAGGATAATTCTGGTAATTTAGTTTACGGAGACGGAACAACAGTTGACGTAGGCGCAAGTAAAGGATTCGCAACGGCAATGGCTATTGCGTTATAATAAGGAAAAAACATGGCACAAAATTTCAGAAGATACACCTCAAACAACGTAGGAACTGTTGCTGCTACTATCATGACAGCAAATTCATACGATGCAGTTGTTGGAATATCTTTATCGAATGTGCATACTTCTGCAATCAATGTGAGCTGTTATATTAATGATGGTTCAAATGACATTTATCTTGTTAAAGATGCCCCACTTCCAGTGGGATCTTCTTTGCAAGTTTTAGATGGGGGAGCAAAGTTAGTACTTGATGGTACGACTTCGGATGCTCTCAAAGTTGTAAGTGATACAGCTTCTTCATGTGATGTATGGGTAAGCGCAGTTGATGATATTAGTACATAAGGATAACAATGGCTTATATAGGAAACATACCTGCTGAAGCATACATCAGCATCAGTTCACAAACCTTTACTACAATTAATGGTACGGGTTATACTCTAAGTTCGAGTGTTGAAAGCTCGGAAGACATTGCGCTATTTTTAAATAACGTTAGACAAAAACCATCTACCTATACAGCTACGGGCACGTCTCTTACAATGGGTACGGCTACAACAACAGCTGACGAATTATATTGTGTCTATTTAGGCAAAGCTTTACAAACAGTAAACCCCGGTGCAGATTCCGTGGGCACTTCTCAAATTGCAGATCTTGCAGTCACAACTGCTAAGCTTGCAGGTGATGCAGTAACCACAGCTAAAGTTTTAGACAGTAATGTTACTTATGCAAAAATTCAAGATACAACAACAGCCAACAGAGTTATAGGCGCAGCAACCGCTGGAGTAGTAAGCGAAGTTCAAGTCGTAGATGATATGACAAACTTTGTTTCTACAGCGAGTGCTCCAGGAGTTACGATTAAAGGGGATGGCACTACAGATGGATATTTACAATTAAATTGTGATCAAAATTCTCATGGAGTTAAAATAAAATCTCCAGCTCATTCCGCAGCACAAAGTTATACTTTAACATTACCAGCGACAGCTCCAGTCGTAAACAAATTTATAGAAACCGATGCATCAGGAAATTTAAGTTTTTCTTCTGTTGATGTAACAACTGATATTACAGGAACAGTACCCACTGCAAATTTAGGAACAGGTACAGCTTCATCATCAACTTTTTTAAGAGGAGACCAAACTTATGCAGAAGCAGGAGGTGGAAAAGTAAATCAAGTTATTCAAACAGTAGATACAACACTTAGAAGTATGTCATCTTCTTCATGGACTTCAACTAGCATATCTGTGACTATTACCCCTTCTGCAAGTGATTCTAAAATTTTATTAAACTTTGCTGGTTATGTTGGATTTTCTACAGGATTAAGAGTTTTATTTGCACCTTATGCAGACGTAGGCGGAGCTGGTGCTACAATTATTACTATCCCAGGAGGTTTAGATGGTTTTATGGTGGTAGCTGCAAATGATACGGCAACATATCAATGTCAATCAGCACATCTCAATTATTTACATTCACCTGCTACAACATCTGAAATTGTTTATACAATGTATTGGAATAATCCAGGAGCTAATACGGTATATTTAGGTCAAAATTACTCCTCTGCTAATACTTGTCCAACATTTTTTACAGCAACGGAGATATTAGTATAATGGCGTGTGATAAAATAACAGCAATAGTAAGAATTGCCAAAGAAGCTGGCTCAACAGCACAAGTTTCTGTTCATGGTGATACAGTTATTTGGCATGATGGTAATCCATTAGGAATTACTGAAGAACAAATCTCAGCTAAACAAGCTGAATTAACAGTAGAACAAGATCGTAATCTTAATAGACAAAAAGAATATGGAAATTGGCAATCTCAATTAGATGAAATTTTTCATAACATTGATGATTGGAAAACAAGAATACAAGGAGTTAAGGATAAGTATCCTAAATAATAATGGCAAACAGTAAAGTAGATGAACGTAGTATAACAGATGGAGCAGTTTCTAATTCTAAATTAGGAACGGACATTTCAGCTGATAAACTAACAGCAGGTACTTTACCTGATGGTAGATTTCCAGCTACATTACCTGCGGTATCGGGAGCGAATTTAACAGGGATAACAACCTACACTGATAACACTCCAACGATTACCTCTTTAACTCCCGATGTTATAGAAAATACATCTACAGCTGTAGTGATTGCAGGAACTAACTTTGTTTCAATCCCAGTGGTTGAAGCTATTAGTACTACAGGTGCTATTGTGGTAGCTGATTCAGTTTCTTTTACGAGTGCTACTTCAATAACAGCAACCTTTACTTTACCGGTTGATGGAACTTATTATGTGAGAGTAGAAAACAATTCAGGATTAGCGGTCCGTACTTCAAGTGCAGACTTAACCGTGAGCGATGCCCCAACGTGGGTTACCGCTTCAGGTTCTTTAGGAACTTTTTCAGGGTCAGTAGCGATTTCAACAATTACTTTAACCGCAACGGATGCTACATCTTTTGCCGTTACCTCAGGAGCCGTGACAGCAGGTTTAACATTTACTACTGGCGTGGGGTCTGCTACTATCACTGGAACTCAAACTGCACACACTACACCAACGACGGACAGTTTTACAGTAACAGCGACGGATGCAGAAGGTCAGACGGCAGCAAGAGCTTTTACAATCAGTTGGTCATTTGGATCAACAGGTGGAGGACAATTTAACTAGGAATTAATTATGGCAGCTAATACATATTGCGAATATACACAAGTTACACCAACGGATAATAATAAATGGACTTTTAGTTGTTGGTTTAAAAGAGCAGGAGTCGGCGTTATAGAAAATATTTTTGCCGCTTGGCAAGATGGAAGTAATCAAACTTCTTTTAGGATGTATGCTGATGGCACATTTAACTTTTTTGATTATCAAAGTGGTAGCTATACAGGAAATTTAATAACTAATAGANAATTTNNNGATNNNGGAGCNTGGATGCATNTNGTCTGCGTATGGGATAGTGATAATGCAACTCCTGGCGATAGAATGAAAATGTATATTAATGGAGTTGAAGAAGGTTTAGTCGGTGGTTATTCAACTGACACTAATCCTAGTTCTGGTCAAGCAACTGTATTAAACGTAGCTTCAAGAGTTATGAGAATTGGTGAAGATTATGATGGAAATAATTTTGATGGGTGTATGTCTCATATTCATTTTATAGATGGTACAGTTTATGATGCTTCAGCATTTGGAGAAACAGATGCTACTTCAGGTATTTGGAAAATTAAAACTTCTCCATCAGTAACCTATGGAAATAATGGATTCTTTTTAAAGATGGAAGACAGAACAAATTTAGATTTAGATAGTGGAACTAATGCTTTTACTTTTACAACATCAGGAGATTTAACACCGACTTATGATAATCCGTCAAATAATTTTGCAGTTATGAATAATCAATTTAATGCTGCTGGAATAACTTTTACTAATGGAAATCTTACAGGGACGGAACCTTCTAATAATTGGCGTAGCTCTTGGTCTAATTTAGGTGTGTTTGGGGGAAAATGGTACGCAGAATTTCAATATAGTTGGTCAAGTGGTTCGGAATCATACATAGGAATAGGAACCGATAAACATATTAATGGTACAGCTTACTCTACCTCAGGAAATTATCCTGGTCTACAAACTAATGGTTATGATTATGTTGGTAATTCTGCTGAAAGTTGGGGATTATATAGTAATGGAAATGGAGAAAATGTAGGAGGCACAGCTTGGAGTGGTTATTCAGGGGCCTGGAATACTGGAACACCAATTATGGGTGTTGCTTTTGATGCCGATAATAAAAAATTATATATTTCTAAAGATGGAGTTTGGGCAGATGGCGCAGGTGCATGGGGAAGTTCAACTTTTGATGCGGCCGTAGGAGCACAAAGCACTTCTACTGCTACAGGAAATATATGGTTCTTTGGATGTTCACCACAAGAAGGAAGCTCTAAAGCTAATTTCGGTAATGGATATTTTGGAACAACCGCTGTTGCTTCAACAAATGCAGATGGAGCAGGAGAAGGTTCATTTGAATACCCGGTCCCATCGGGATTTTATGCACTTTGCACAAAAAACATTAAGGCTTACGGAGGTTAATTATGGCAGAATATATATCTTTTCAACCATCAGATTTTTTTAATACAGTTCTCTATTCGGGAACAGGAGCATCTAATGCTCAAACAGGTGTAGGTTTTGAACCAGATATGACTTGGTTAAAATCACGAAGTGCAACAACTGACTATTATCTTTTTGATAGTGTTAGAGGAGCTACCACAGCACTTTTTTCTAATATATCAGATGCAGAAGCAACGAACGCAGAATATTTAAAAAGTTTTGATAGTGATGGATTTACAGTAGGAACTAATGCAGGAATTAATAATAGTGGACAAACTTATGTAGGTTGGAACTTTAAAACTGGAACGACTTCTGGACTTTCTGGTGGAACTATAACTCCATCTTCTTATTCTATTAACACTACAAGTGGTTTTGGAATATATAAATTTACGGGAACTGGAAGTAATGGGACGATAGCTCATGGTTTAGGAGTTACTCCCAAAATGGTAATTGTTAAAAGAACCGATGGAACAGCAGGATGGATAGTTCAACATGGTGAATTGAGTGCCGCAACTGGAGTTTTATATCTTCAGACAACCCATTCAGAACAAACAGAAGCAGCTATGTTTAATTCAACTACACCCACAAGTACAGTATTTAGTGTAGGAACAGCTAGTGAAACTAATGGAAGTGGTAATGAATATATTGCTTATGTTTGGGCACCGGTGCGAGGGTATTCACAATTCGGCAAATTTAAAGGAAACGCGGAGGCTTCCTCAGGAACTTTCGTTTACACGGGATTTCGCCCTGCTTACGTTTTAGTAAAAGCTATAAATTATACTGCGGCGTGGATTCTGTTTGATAGTAAAAGAGCAGGTTATAATCACCAAAATAAAGTATTTACTCCCAATACAACTGCTGTCGAAGAAGCTGCTTGGATGAGTAATATATATTCAAATGGTTTTAAACCTTTTAGTAGTGACCCCGCAATTAATGGTGCTTATAATTATGTTTATATGGCTTTTGCAGAAGCTCCAACAGTGTCGAGTAATGACATACCCGGAGTAGCGAGGTAGAATGGCATACGTAGGACGTGGATTAGATAAAATAAGTAACATAGAAGTTTTGGATGCAATAACATTCACAGACTCTGCGGGACCTTATAATCTATTAAAAGGCGGAGTAGCTTTTGTTCCAGCGTCTGGTAATAATTTAGTTATTTCAATCGATGGAATAATTCAAAGTCCATCTTCTTATACTCTCTCAGGTTCAACGATTACCTTTGATTCATCCATGGCGTCTACGTCAACGATGAATTTTATATATCAGATGGGTGTAGGTTTAGTTACGACACCAGCTGATGGTTCAGTCGACACGGCTCAATTAGCTCCACAAGCAGTAACGTCTACAAAGATTGCTGACAACTCCATTACAGGAGGGAAGATAGGAGCTACTTTAGATATTAGTTCAGCTACGGTTACCTTACCAGCAACGGTCGCAGGATTAGGAACCGGTTTAAC